CGGCAGGCTCAGCAGGCTCCGCCGGGTCTGCCGGGTCTGCCGGCACAAGCCCGTCGATCACTTGACCCAGACTCTCCTCCTTCAGCTTCGCCTGCTTACGCAGGTAGGCATCGGTAAGAGGATCGATACTTGCGGTAAGGTGGACTCGAAGAGCGCCCTTGCGGCTTGCCGGGCGGCCTGTCTGGTTCGGGCGGCGTCCGCCCCATGATGGTTTGTCTTTTGGCATTAGTTGGATTCCTTTCCATCGAGTAAGCAACGCAGCCTGTCGAGCTGGTCGGCCCACTTCGGTTCATGGGTTATGGGTAGAGTTATTGCAAGCGAATCGTTCGCCTTTTCCAAGAAGTCCTCCAGCAGAAATCTCAAAGGCACTTCAGGCAAACGCAGGTCATGGTAATAGATCATCGTCTCGTAGAACAGTTCGCAGATACTGCCGGCCTCGCCGGTCCAGTAGTAGTGCCGGTTTTGCCGGCTCTTCGTTAAAATGCAGCCCCGGAAGTCGAGGCGTTCCAGCAGTCTGGTGACTGCGCGGGCCGACTTCGGGCTGGCGTCTAGTTGGATGTCTTGGGGCATTAGTTGGATTCCTCCCAGTGCCTTGAAATTAATTCCTTTATGGCCTCTATCCTCGCCTCTGTTACAGACTCGAACCAAGTACTGTCTATAAGCGGATTCCATGAGGAATACCCTCCGCCTGTTACGGTGTAGTAGTCTTGGCTATCTTTCTCGATAGTCAGCTTCGTCGAGAGGCCCAAATCTTTAGCTTCTTTTCTTATTTCTTTTAGTTCGTAGTTCATAGTTCTTGGGTTTAGTGGGTTTAGTTAGTGTCTGGCGTCGCAATTTGATCCGTCTCCTCGTCTACCCAAACATCGTCGGGACGCTGGAGCCTAGCAGGCCATTTGAAATCCGGGTTTTTAACGGCCTCGTTTTCAAACAGTCCATAGATGACTTGGCCATCGGCGTTAACGATTGGGCTGGGGAAGCGGTAAGTGTTTTTCATTGTCATGCCTACACTCTCTTGCATTTCTGCCAATAAAGCAAGAACTATTTTACATTTAGCTCTGTAGACCGCATAAACAGTACGACTTAGTTTCAGCCGTTCGACGGCTCGGAAGGCATCTCGACTTTTTCCGGCTCTTTTACGTCCACCACTTCAGCCTCGATGACCTCGGCCTTCTTCATCTCATCCAGCTCGGCCTTCACCTCGTCCAAAGTTACGGATCGCTTCACCTCGATAACCTGCGATGGCTCGCCGTCAGCCGCCCTCGCCTTATCTATTAATATACCCGTGGCGATTGGCAGTACTCCATCCGGAATCTTATCGGCCTCGAGGCGTTCGATATATTTCTCCACCGAGGATTGAGCGGCGTATCCGATTAGCCCCTGCATCACCTGCTTGCATTGAGCGATGATCTCTTTCTCCCGGCTTCGGACTACCGCGATGGTATGCGCTCCGACTTTATACCTTTTCTGGATTCGAGTGAGTGGAGTGCCTTCGACCAGTCCTTGAACTACGCCGGCATAGGCGTCAGGGCGTTTCTGCTTGAGAGCTGCGGCAGTGTAGACACTCGGGCAAGTCTCCTCAACTGTCGTCTGGGCAGGCAGGTTGTCAGGTTCGACAACGACTCTTCGTTTCTTGGTAGGCATGGCGATTTTAATCGGTGTAAGGCTTTAGAAAGAGTTTATAAATACCTGCACCCAAAAAGACAATTAGACATAATCACTGTTGGGCGAAGTTTGCCTTTGTTGATTATCAGCACTTTACGCAGATCGGCCTGCACAACGGCCACATTCGAGCGGATTGTGCAACGCATTTTTAGGCTCAGGCAGGGGGGGAGGGGGGTCCGGTTCGCCGGGCTGCCGGCCAGCCGACCGATTAGCCGCCTCGAAAAAATTTGGGCAATTGGCCATTGGGTCAGCATGGGTTGGCGGTGTTAAACTTCGGCTTAAAAGACGCCATGCCCGGAATCGTTGCATCCATACCGGGGTGGTTGTGCTTTTTCTTCGGCGGCAGGTAATAATTCCTTAGAAAGATAAATTTTTTCCTGTTCCCCATCGATGCTAGGCAGTCTGCGGAGTCCACTTCCTGTAGATCGTTCTGATCAACGAAGTGGCAAAAGTCCACAACCTCGCCGACCGGCGTAGCCCTGACCGCTTCCCCGCTTTTCCAGCCTAAGATTTCATACCTTGCCGGCAGCTCCTCGCTGGGCCAGATGTCCTTTAACTGCTCGACTAAGATGTAGGCATCGCAATGAACGGCTGATTCTCGGACCAGCAGATTCTTCCATTTCGACGTCGCCGCAACTGTCTTGACGTCCACGGTCCTTCCATCCGGAAGAATGTAATCGGCCTCGCCGGCTTCCTCGCCAAAGTCCGGGCAGAGGTTGAATGCTCTCGCCACGGCCAGCTCGCCGGCAGCCCCTATTATTTCGTACTCCAGTTTTTGCTCGTCCGTCCCGGTGGACTGATCCACTCGGCCAAGCGCTCGACATCGCTTCCGCCTATCTTCGGCCATACGCTTAGCCATGCTGCGATACCCGGCATCTAGTAGGACTACCATACTCGCCATTATAGCGAATACTCTCCGATCCGCGACAATAAATGTCGCAAAAAAGCGAATATGTCCTACAATGTAAACGTGGCCTTGAATTGGACATCGCATCCGGCTCTCCCGACTCTTTCCCCGGCGGACATGAAAGCCATGTCGGCGGAGAAGATTCTGGCGTACTTCAATCGTCGCGAGGCGGCCATAGCGGCGGAGCGGGAAAGTCCTTACGACTTCGGATTCGAGCTGGAGCCGTGGAAGACCGCCGACGAGCAATTGGCCAGCCACTCGGAACTTTTGCTTATGGGCGGAAATCGTGCGGGCAAATCGGAGCTATGCGCCAAGCGAGTCGTCCAATGCCTGACCGAAAACCCCGGAACGGTCATCTGGTGCTTGACCGAGACTTCGGCCAACTCCATCCAGTTTCAGCAAGCCCTCGTTTTCAAATACCTGAAGCCGGAGCATAAGCGTCTAGGCAGAACTCCGACCGGATATTTGACCTACTCGATAAAGAACGGCTTTACGGCGGCCAAGTTCGTACTCCCAAATAAGAGTGTCGCGGTATTCCGTAACTGGTCGCAGGATATCAGCACAATAGAGGGCGGCGAAATCGGCTGCCCGGAGCCTCCGGTAAACGGCACTCACAATATCGGTTTTTGGGCGGACGAGCTTTGTCCCCTCCCTTGGGTCGAAACGCTTCGCTATCGCTGCGTGACACGTTCGCATAAGGAGCCTGACGGCGTAGTTCGCTCGGCCAAGGGGCTGATCAGCTTTACCGCCGTGGATGGCTGGAATCCAACCGTGAAGAGCCTGCTTACCGGGGCAAGAACTATCAAGTCCACCGAGGCCGACCTATTGCCGGGCGAAACAGTCCCGCTAATCCAGCAGCCCCTTCGCAAGGCATCCTCGATAGTATACTTTCATACGGCTGAAAATCCGTTCGGGGGCTGGGAGGCGATGAAGGCTACTCTGGACGGGGAGAAAAGGGAGGTAATCTTGTGCCGGGCTTACGGCGTACCGGTCAAAGCCTCGAGGGCAATTTTTCCACTTCTCTCGGACAAGAACTACGTGGAGCCGGAAAAGATTCCGATCCTATCCGACCCGGAGAACAATCCTGCAACGTGGGTATTGAGCATCGACCCTGCGGGGGCGAAGCCTTGGAGCATGATTCTTATCGGAATTGATGCTCACGGCGTTTCATGGGTCGTAAAGGAGTTTCCGGACTTCGGCAACTTCGGGGCGTGGATCGACCTGACCGGCGGGGACAAGCTTCGCGGGGGCGAGGCGAGCAAGCCGAACGGATACGGGATACTGGACTACTGCGAAATCATTCGGGAGATGGAGGGGGAACGGAAATGCCATCGCATAATCGACCCTCGCCTCGGAGCGGCCAGCTATCAGAAGGCGGAGGGCAGTAGTAACATCATCGACGACCTGCTGGACGAGAATCTTACGGCCTACCCGGCGGAGGCTTTGGACATCGAGACGGGTTTGCAGGCGATCAACAACCTGCTGGCATGGAAGCCGGAGGAGCCGATGAGCCTCGAGAACAAGCCCAGGTTGATGATATCCGAGGAATGCCAGAACACGATTTCCTGTATGCAGGAATATCAAGTCGGGGATTTGAAGCATCCTGCAAAAGACTTCGTGGACTGCATTCGGATGTTCGCGGTCGGGGCGTTCGAGCACTTCGAGGACGAGGACATGGCAATCAGCAAACCTAGAGGATATTAACATGGGAAAACTAACGGAAGAGGAGGAAATAAGGATCGTGGCCTTGCGTGAGGCCGGCATGAGCTGGACCAAGCTGGCCGCCGAGAGCGGCTATGCCCGCTCGACCTGTCAGGCGGTCGTAAAGCGGATGAGCGGCAAGCCGGCCCCGCCGGACCCTACGCCCCAGCCGGTGGAGGCAAAGGTCTTGAAGCCCTTCCCTAATCCGAGGCTGATTCAGATATATTTCGGGGATCGCAAGAGCGGCAAGCTGGCGAAGTGCGTGGTCAAGCCGGGCTTCAACTATCCACCGAACGCGAAGCTACAGGTAATCGAATGCGAATATGAGCCGGGATTGTACCGAGTTGTCCGAAACAATCGCCGAGCGTGATCGTCGTCTGGACGCCCTCCTGTCCTCGATGGCGGTGGAGGAGGGCTTGGCCGTCCTGAATGGCCGGGAGCCTCGCCAGTTCTCGCTGGAGGAGATTGCGGATTTCTGCGGAGTCGGCCCTGCGACTGTAATGCGGATCGAGGAGCGGGCATTGAAAAAATTAAGTCAAAAAGTGGTAAGGTAAACTGATGGAAAACGAAGCAAACGAAGTGCAGGAGTTCGACCGCGACAATCCGGACATCGACTTTTTGAAGTCCGATCTGGAGCGTTGCCGCAACAATTTGAGTTACTGGCAGGGCAAGGCGGAGGAGGCTCGCGAGAGCCGCCGGAACGAATGGCCGGGCAAGGGCAGGAACGGCCAGAAGGAAGGCCCGGACGCATTCCCTTGGGCGGGAGCCTCTGATTTAGAGGCAAATCTCATCAACCCATTGATCGACGGGGACGTGGCCCTATTGACGGGCAGTCTGAACAAGGGGAATCTTTTAGCGTCTCCGATTGAATCGGGCGACATTGCAACGGCCTCGACCGTTACGGAATTCATGCGTTGGCGGCTCGACTCGATGTCGGAGCTTCCACGGGAAGCGGGAGTCGCGGCGAATCTATTGCTGGAGCAGGGCATCGCCTTTCTGGGCGTCTACTGGAAGCGGGAAGTCAAGCGAGTCTACAAGCCTTTATCCATCGCGGAGATCGAGCAGCAAGCCCCGGAAGTGGCGGCGGCTATTCTTGATCCGGACATGAAGGAAACAGTTTCGGAAATGCTTCAGGGCGTATTTCCGAACCTTCGCAAGGGGCGAATTACCCGGATGGTAAACGAATTGCGGAAGGACGGCGTTACGGAGATTCCATCGGAGAAGGTAACGGCCAATCGTCCATCGGTAAAGGCTTACGAGCTGGGCAGAGATTTGATCGTGGACTCGAACGTGCTGGATTTGCAGGCGGCTAGGGCGGTCTACTGCGTCCATTACCTCACGCCTGAACAGGCCAAGGAGATGGTCCTTACCGGGAACTGGGATTCCGACTTCGTAGACGACTGCATCGAGACTTCGCAGGGAGACTTTCCGACTCCTACTTCCGGAGCCTACGGGAGCTTCGTCACCGGAGGCTGGGGCATCCCGGTCGACCAGTACGAGGGCTTGATTCGCCTCATAACGTGCTATCGGAAAGAGGTGGACGAGGACGGCGTTCCTATTTGTACCACAACCATTTTCAGCGAGTCGGTCGAAGGGTATGCAAAGTATACGTCTGACATGTACGGGGACGGCTATCCGTTCGTCGCAATCACTCGAGAACATTTGTCTCGCAGGCTGTTCGATAGCCGAGGCTATCCCGAATTGCTTCGCTCTTATCAGTTGGCCGTAAAGACGGAAATGGACGCTCGAAGAGATCGCGCCTCCATGTCCACCGTCCCTCCGGTAGAAGTGCTTGCCGGCAGAAAACCGGAGCAGATCGGACCCGGTTCAGTTATACCTGTCCGCCGGCGTGGAGAAATTGGCTTCATGGAAATTCCGAAGTACTCCCCGGCGTCCACAAGCGTGGAATTGGAACTGCGAAAACTGGCCGACAAAGTGACTGGCCGGGCGACTAGCGAAGCGGATGCGGTCGAGGCGAACGTCATGCGTCAAGCATTAGTCAACAACTGGCTGCATGGTTGGACACAAGTGCTTCGCCAATTCTGGGCTATGGAAAGGCAGTATGGAAATCC